AGTGCTTGGCAAAACGTATTTGTTGACTGCCACATTTTCTATGATTACGGGAAATGCACAGGTGCTTGATGGGGCTAATGTGGTGCAGTCAACCATTACAACGTCTGGAACTTACGCGGTCTATGTTAGAGCCTATAACACAGCAAGCCCGTTATTCATAATCAAGCGTCAATCCGGTGTCACTGATTTCTCTGTCTCCAACATCTCCATCAAAGAAGTCACCTTCACCCCTCGTGGCCTGTTGATTGAGGAAGCACGGACGAACGTGTTAAAAGACTCCCGCGATGGGAGTACAGCAAACTGGTCCAGACCCGGAGCTACGGTTGTTAGAAACGCCCTTGGAATTGATGGAGTCGCAAATACTGCTTTCACAATTACTTCTGATACGTCTACTGGTAATCACTATTGTCAACAAACCACAGCGGCTAACGCCAACAATCCAGTTACTTTTTCAGCTTATGTTAAAGCAGGCACGCAGGGGTTTATAGAACTTCGGCTAAACACTGCTGCGGGCGGTATTGCACAAATTTTTCAACTATCTAATGGTACGTTAGGAACGCTGAATATTTATGGCACAGGCTACGCAGCGCTTGGCGCTAGCTCATATAAGCCCGTCGGCAATGGATGGTATAGACTGTCAATCACTGCTACAACCACAGATACTGGAAGTATCGCTGGAAGTTTGTTTATGGCCTCTGGGCTAGCCAGTGATAATTTTACAGGTACTGGTGCGGACACGGTACTTGTTGACGCAGTTCAACTCGAAGCCGGAGCCTTCCCCACCTCCTATATCCCCACCACCACGGCCAGCGTGACGAGGAATGCGGACAACGCGGCGATGGTTTCACCAAACTTTGGATGGTGGAATCAGCCAGCAGGCTCTATGGTTGTTGAAGGCGACACATATCGACCAACACCGGGAGGGTTTTTGGCTCAAGCATCGATTGGTTCTGGGTCTGACCAAGTTGGCATGTCCATAGATGGTAGCCAACGAGCGTTGATTCTTATTCAGGTCGCTGCGGTTGACCAGTCAACTACTCCAACGTCAAACACGGTGGCGACAAACTCGGTGTTCAAGATTGGAATCAGCTACCAAGTGAACGGCACTTCGACTGTGCTAAACGGCGGGACTGTGGCTGTTGACCCGACCAACTCCCTACCCACACCAACCAAACTGCAGATTGGCTCGGACAATAACGTGACAAGCTGGATTGATGGACACATCCGTCGCATCGCCTACTACAACACCCGCCTCACGGACGCCCAGCTTCAGGATTTGACACGTTGACTTTTCCTCCTACAATGCGCGTACGCGCATTCCGCGCGTTGATTGATTCACATGGAGTAACACATGGCAACCTCAAAAGTTAACACTTCCCGATTTCTCGCCAAGGGTGGCGACCGTGGCCAGAAGGTCGGCGCAGTAACCAGCGGCTCCGTCGCTGGCAAGGGCAACAGTTCTTCGTACCTGCCCACCGGAAAGAAAGAATTTACCGTTGGTGGCCGCATCGCCGGTCTGTCCAACAGCGCCAAGGCGCGGGACGCATAACGTGTCCGGCCCAACCAAGGCGGTAATGCCCGCCCCGCAAAAGGTCCCGACTACCGAGTCGCGCGACATGCTGATTTACAACCCCCGGCAGAAGCTGGGCGTAGACCTGACCCCACGTCAGGTGCAGTTGCTCAACGGCAAAGCAGTCGACTTCACAAAAGGACCCAAATAATGGCTACCAAAAAACCCAACCCGTTCGAAAAATCTGCAAAAGACAAAGACACCAAGGCCGTGACCAAGAAGTACGGCAAGGAAGGCTCCAAGAAAGAGGAAGCCTTTGACAAAAAGCAGATGGGTTTCGGCAAGAAGAAATGACCTACGCGCGCTGGTTCATGCTGACGTGGTTTATCACCCTCTCGGCAACGGGGGGTGAGCTTCCATGGATGCTGTTTTTCAGCTTCACCACAGCGCACTTTTTTACAAGGAGCCTTCCATGGCTGACGAAGAAGTTTTGCAGGCAGGCACCCGTGTCAAGATTGACTCCAAGGGCAACAAGACATACGAGCCGATGCGCGTGGCTGGCGGTGTAGAAGCCGGGGACAGCCCGAGCGCTCACACGCTCGGCCAAGGCGCAGCCGCCAATGCCGCAAAGACCCTCAAGAGTACCATCCGCTCACAGCGGGAGGAAATTGAGGCGCAGGAAAATGGCACCACCACGCAAGGGCAGTAAACATGGCCACCTCCCGCGCCCCGAAGGCACCCCTGATGCCGAAGAACGACTTGTATGGGACACAACGAACTGGCCTTGGCAACCCACTACCCAAGACCCCGATAATGTCCAAGATGGTGCCTTTCAGCAAACGTCCCCCGTCGAAGAAGTAGACAATGGCTGGCCTAGCACCTCCCCCGGTACCGACCCAGCAGTTCGCCGCACCTCCGGCGATGCCGATACCTCAATTCTCCAAGCCATCATTAGGCTCTGGGTCAGGGGCGGTCAGCGGTAGCCTGAACGGGATGCTCAAATTCTCCAACGTCGCTGCGATGATGGAGCAGAAGAAGGCCGCGATGGATTCGGCGCTGGAGACGCAGCAGAACACCCCGATAATGCAGGGGTTGTCAGGCCATATCCACACGTTCTGGAATAAGGCCAAGCACTCCAAAATCAATATAGAGAACCAGATGCTTGAGGCGGTTTACTCGCGCCGTGGCGAGTACACACCGGAGAAACTGTCTCAGGTGATGGCGTCCAAGCAGCCCCCCATTTACATGATGCTGGCCGCAAGCAAGATGCGTCAAATTGACGCACTTGTGCGCGATATCCTGCAAGGCACCGGTGAGGAAAAGCCGTGGACACTGAACGCCACACCCAGCCCTGACCTCGACCCCCAGACTGTTGACAGCCTTGTCATCTCCTTGAAGCAGGAGATTGAGACTGCCATGAACCTTGGCATATACCCATCGCAGGAGCAGGTCCGTGAGCGGCTGCGCACCGCGCGCGACGAGTTGACCGCGCAGATGAAGGAAGAAGCGCGTATCAAGTGCGAACGCATGGAAAACAAGATGGAGGACCAGCTTATAGAAGGCGGGTTCCGTGATGCCATCGACGGTTTCATTTCCGACCTGTCCACTTTCAAGACCGCCTTCATCAAAGGCCCGGTGGTACGCAACAAGCCGCAGTTGGCATGGGGGCCGGACGGTCAGCTTAACGTCACCAATACTTTGTCGCTTGAGTGGGAACGTGTTGACCCGTTCAACGTCTACCCGGCGCCGTGGGCGCGTACCATCCGTGATGGCGCGTTCATCGAAAAGCACAAGATGACCCGCGAAGAACTGACCCAGTTAATCGGGGTCGAGGGGTACAGCGAAGCCGCCATACGCAAGGTCATCGAGGAATATGGCGCGACCGGGCTGAACAACTGGCTTGCCATCGATACGCGCCGCGCGGCGGCGGAAGGCAAGACGCAGATTGGGGCTACCAGCGGCAACGAACTCATCGACGCGCTGCAGTATTGGGGTTCGGCGTCGGGCCACATGCTGATTGACTGGGGCATGGACAAAAAGCAGGTCCCGGACCCGGAGAAGGAATACCAGATTGAGGCGTGGCTCATTGGAGACTACGTTATCAAGGCGGTGCTGAACGCCGACCCGCTGGCCCGCCGCCCGTATTACAGCTACTCATTCCAGCCGATTCCCGGCTCAGTCTGGGGGAACAGCCCCTACGACTTGATGAAGGACTGCCAAGACATGTGCAACGCCGCCGCGCGCGCGCTGGCTGCTAACCTTGGCATTTCTTCCGGTCCCCAAGTTGCCATACTCTCCAACCGGCTCCCGCCGGGCGAAGATGTTTCGGAGATGTATCCATGGAAGATTTGGCAGTTCGAATCTGACCCCATGGGTAACACGGCCAGTCCCATCTCCTTTTTTCAACCAACCAGCAACGCTGAAGAACTGATGAGGGTCTACGACCGATTCAGCCAGCTTGCTGACGAGTACACCGGAATCCCGCGCTACATGGCCGGGTTTTCTGGCGACTCTGGCGGCGCGGGCCGCACCGCCTCGGGCATGTCGATGATGATTGGCAACGCATCCAAAATCATCAAGCAGGTTCTGGGCGGCATCGACAACAACATTTTCACGCCGCTGCTGGAGCGCCTGTACTACTACAACATGCGCTATAGCGATGACGTTGACCTGAAGGGTGACGTGCGCGTAGTCGCGCGCGGCGCCACATCGCTACAGGTGCGCGAGGCCGCGCAACAGTTCCGCAACCAGTTCCTGCAGGTCACCGCCAACCCCATCGACATGCAGATTATCGGCATGGACGGACGTGGCGAGGTGCTGCGCGAAGCGGCCAAGTCACTCGACATGGACGTGGACAAGGTGGTCCCGCCCATCGAAGTTCTCAAGGAACGCCAAGCCATCGCAATGGCGCAGCAGCAGCAACAGGCCGCAGCCAATATCGCGCAAGCGCAGAATGCCGCGCAGAACCCGCAGCCCGGCGGCAGCGGAGGTGACGCACCAGTCGGACCGACGCCCCCACCCGCGCTCCCCGGCCAGCAGGGGTCGCAGCAGGCGCTGCCCAACCCGAACCCCAGTCCGCTGATGAGCGGCCAGCCCCAAACAAACCACTTCCTTCCAGCTAAAGGCCCATGAACGGTCTTCAGGAGAAGGAACTGTTCGCCCGGATGCCAATCAGCCAGTTTGAGCAATGGTTGGGCGAACACATGGAGCAGTGCACCCAGTACCTAACGAGTGCATCTGACCCGGTGGCTATCCATCGCGCACAAGGCAAGGCGCTATTCATATCAGAAATGAAGAAGCTCCTTGCGGCAGCAAAAACTTTGTGATACATTTAGTCTAAGTAAGCACTTACCAACCAAGCCCAAACCCCAATTCTGGCGGCGGCAAGGACAAAGGAAAAGTCATGGCTCTCCCTAAGCAAGTTCAGCGGCAATTAGACGAAGCGACAGCGGCAGAAGCAGCGATACAAGCATCCCTTCAACAAGGACCCACGCTTGTTACCGACCCAAGCCAACTGACCTCATCCGCGAACGAGCAGATGTCCCCGGTTCAACAGCCACAGCAACCTCCTGCTGAAGACTGGCAACAGAAGTACAAATCACTGCAGGGCATGTTTGCCCAGAAAACCAGTGAGCTTCAAGGTCAGGTCAAGGTGTATGAGAGTCAGATGGCGAATATGCAGCGGCAGTTGGATGAAATCCGAAACTCCCGCACAGAGCAGGCCGAAAAGAAGGCCACAGTTGACCCGAAAGACATTGAGAATTTTGGCGCTGACATGATTGAGATGGTCCAGCGGTATGCGGAGCAAGTCTACGCCGCCATGGATGGTCGAATCAAAGCGATTGAACAGGCGCTCCAAGGTGTGAACACTCGCACCGAAGTGACGCTGGAACAGCAGTTCTACGCTGCGTTGAAGGGTCTGGTCCCTGAGTGGGAATCCATCAACAAAGACGAGAAATGGCTGACTTGGCTGGCCGAAGTGGACCCGATTTATGGGGCCAACAGGCAAGCCGCACTGGACGCAGGCCGACAGGCTCTGGACGTGCAGCGCGTAGCCAACGTGTTCAATGCTTTCAAGACCGCTCATCCGGTTCAGCAACGGGATTCTCTGGCAAATCAAGTGGCCCCGACAACGGTGGGCGCTCCGGTTGCTGCATCAGCACCGGCCCAGAAGCAGCTTTTATCGTCGAAGTTCATTGAGAAGTTCTACAACGAAGTTGCCAAAGGCAGGTATGCGGGTAAGGAAGCGGAAGTTCAACGTATTGAGGCCGAGATTAACGAGGCAGCACGCGAAGGCCGTATTCGGTAAAGCTGCTGCTACCACGTAATTAGAGGACCACATGACAACCCTAACCCTTTCGCCAATCACCCCCGTAGGTGCGGCGTACAACACAACCCCATCGTACTCCGGTACGTTCATCCCGACGATTTGGTCGAGCAAGCTGAACGCCAAGTTCTATGCTGCCTCGGTCTTCGCGGACATCTGCAACCGCAACTGGGAAGGCGATATCCAGAACCTTGGCGACAAGGTGGTTATCAACAACATCCCATCGCTGACCATCAGTGACTACGTTGTTGGCGGCAACCTGAGTTATCAGACTCCGGCCCCCAGCACGATTGAACTGCAAATCGACCGCGCGAAGTATTTCGGCTTCAACGTTTCGGACGTGCTTGATTACCAAGCCAAGCCGGACCTGATGGATGCGTTCAGCAATGACGCCGCCGAGCAGATGCGTATCGTCATTGACAGCACCGCCATCTACCGCACGTTCTACCAAGGTGCCGCCGCCAACCGTGGCGCTACCGCTGGCGTGAAGTCCGGTGCCATCAACCTCGGTTCCGACACCGCCCCGGTGCAGTCCACGGCTACCGCCAACACCCTGCTGAACCTGATTCTGGGTATGGCTGGCGTGCTGGACGAACAGAACGTGCCTGACAGCGACCGTTGGCTGGTGATTGACCCGGTGACGCGCACTCAGTTGATGCAGTCCAACCTCCAGCAAGCCTACCTGACTGGTGACGCAACGTCCCCGGTCCGAAACGGCCTGATTGGCAAGATTGACCGTTTCAGCATCTATGTATCGAACCAGTTGCCCACTGCCCCGCAGACCGGCGCAACCAACGCCAACTTGTGGGTGTCTGGTGACGGTAGCGAAATCTCCACCGCCGCTGGCACGTTCGCCACTTCCAAGCGCCGCGCGCTTATCGCTGGTCATACCAGCGCCATCAGCTTCGCCAGCCAACTGACGAAAACTGAACAACTGCGCAACCCCACCGACTTCGGTGACTTGGTTCGCGGCTTGCAAGTGTTCGGCCACAAAGTGACCAAGCCGGAAGCTCTGGCTCTGGCCGTTGTGTATTAATCCGCCGACTAAGGAGCAAACAACATGACTCAATCTATCCAAATTGGTCGCGCTGACGGTGGCGCCGACCTGTACAACGGCACGGCTACGACTGGCCAAATCACCATCGCGGCGCAAACCACGCTGGTGGCTGCGGCTACAACCCTGCAGTCCGGCCTTGCTGTGGCGACCCCCATCACGGGTTCCACCGCGCTGGTCCTGCCGAAGAACTCGGCTTTGGGTTCTTCCATCACGGTGACCAACACCGCTGCTACCGCAGTGTCGCTGTTGATTTTCCCGCCTTGGGACAACGTGGCTGTCGCTGCCGCTGGTGGCAAAATCTACGGTGCTGCCGCCTCGCTTCCTTCGGCCAACACATCTGTGACTATCGCCCAAGGGCGTTCGGCCACGTTCCTGCCGCACCCCAACGGTATTGACTACACCTGCATCTGGTCTGCGGTGGCTTAACCACAGTGCTTGTTTTCAGGTAACCGTGATAGACTACGCCCGGAGAAATACCGGGCGTAGTTGTTTCTAGGAGCGCAAATTGGCGACAGCACTTTCAGCTTTCCTGCCGCACGTCCTGCCCCAAGTTATGGGGTGTTCGAAACCGTTGGCCCGCCAAGCAATTCGGCTGGCCTGCATTGACTTCTGCCGCGATGCCATGGTAGTGCAGGACCTGCAGCTTTACGATGTGGTTGCGGGCCAAGCTGACTATCCGTTAACCATTCCGGCTTCTTCCCAGTTGACGCGCGTTCTGGGCGTCATGTACATAGACAGTTGGCTGACTCCGAGTTCTGTTGAGCAGGTACGCGCCGCGCTGCCGCTGCGCGGAAATGTCGGTGACGCGCAAGTCCAGTCCAGCAGCCCCAAGACGTACTTTCTCAAAACCCCCTCCACTTCCACCATCAGCCTGTACCCGGTGCCGGACACCGCAGTGATTCTCGGGCTGACGGTGAGGAGTGCGTACACCCCATCCAATCTGGCCACAACTGTTGACGATATCCTGTTCAACTACTGGGCCGAGGAAATCGCCGCAGGCGCGGTGGCGCGGCTCAAGGTCATGCCAAACGTTCCATTCACCGACCAAGCCGGGGCGTCAGTTGCCCGCAAAGCGTTCGAAACTGCCAAGCGTGAGGCCACCATCCAAGCCAGAACCGGCCTGATTGCTGCAGCGTCCCGCGTCCAGCCGAGGGCGTTTGCTTAATTATGTCGACCATAACCGTACAGAATATCTTTGACAGGGCGACGTTCCTGCTCAACGATACCGCGAACGTTCGGTGGACAACCCCCGAACTGCTTGATTGGATAACGGACGGACAACGGGAAGCTGCGCTTAACGCCCCGCTTCTTTATACCGTGGTGGCTGTGGTGGCGCTGGCCGCTGGAGCGCGGCAATCCACTGCGGCGCTGACCGACTACAACCTTCTGGTGGATATCAAGCGCAATGTCGGGGTGGATGGTGTAACACCGGGCGACTCCATTACTCCGGCGGCGGCTGACGTTCTGAACATGCTGGACCCCGGCTGGCAGTACGGAACCCCCGTAGCGTCGGTTGAGCATTTCACTTTCGACAAGGCCACGCGCTACATCTATCAGGTGTACCCCCCAGCCATCTTAGGCACCAAGGTGGAGTTGACCTACTCCGCAATCCCTCCAGTTGTTTCCAGCACAGCCACAACGATTGTGCTGCCGGACCTGCTATCGAACGCTCTGGTCGATTACATCTGCTACCGGGCGTTGTCCAAAGATGCCGAGTTCGCTGACGTTGGCGACAAGGCGGCGGCGCATTACAAACTGTTCACCGATGCGGTGGCGAAGGAAGCCCTATGACCCGCGCAGCTTTGCGAAACAACGCCGTTACCACGCTGGCGTCGAATATATCCGTAACCACCGACACCACTTTTACGTTAGCCAGCGGGACTGGCGGGCTGTTTCCGTCTTCCGGGTATTTCTATGTCACCCTGCTTGATGCGCTGAACACCCCTGAAATTATCAAGATTACCTCTCGCGCCGGGGATGTGTTAACAACGGGGGGTCGTGGCTCCGATGGTTCGGCTGCGCGAACATGGACTTCTGGCACTGGTACTCGGGTATCCATGAACGTAGTGGCGGCGATGTTGAATGAACTTGCCCCGCTGGATAGCCCGACTTTTACCGGCACTGTTGTTGCTCCTACCGTAACAGGAACTACGTCCGGCAACGTCCCGCTCAATCCGACCGGGGTGTCCGCTATGCTTCCAGCTATCCCCCAAGCATCCCGCCCCGCTTCCCCCACCGCTGGGTACATTCACTTCAACACTACTGCTGTTGCTTTTGAAGGGTACAACGGGGCTTCTTGGGGTTCGATTGGCGGGTCCGCTGGGGCTGCAGGCGCGGGCTTGGACCAAGTGTTCTATGAAAACGATGTAACGATAACCGCTAATTACACTATAGGCACCAACGCTTATTCGGCAGGTATTACTTTTTCTGCTGCAAGTCCGATGGTATGCACTTTGACCAGCCACGGGTTGCAAGCTGAAAACATTGTGCACTTTTCAACAACTGGGACCCTTCCTAATATAAGCGGAACTCCAGTCATTTCGGCTGACACACCATACTATGTACTGGCGACTGGTCTAACTGCAAACACATTCAGTATTAGCGCCACACGAAACGGAACGGCCTTGACTTCTGTTTCGGCCACACAGAGCGGGGTACATAGTGTCGGGCGCATTAAAAACGCACACAGTGCGGGTCCTGTTGCAATAGCTACCGGGATAACTGTTACCGTTCCGACTGGTTCAGTTTGGAGTATTTCATGAGCATTACAATTAACGGAACTACCGGGATTTCTGCCAACGCTACTGGATTTCTTGTTGGACAAATCGGCATGTTTGCCATGTCCTCTGCACCTACTGGATGGTTGAAATGTAATGGTGCTTTAATAAGTAGAACCACCTATTCAGCTTTGTTTACAGCAATCTCTACAGCGTATGGCGTTGGTGACGGTTCTACCACTTTTGGACTTCCAGACTTGCGCGGCGAGTTTATACGCGGCTGGGATGATGGTAGGGGAATTGACTCTGGAAGAGCATTAAACAGCACACCGCAGCTTGACCAGTTCCAGAGTCACTTGCACGGCGTTGGCGCAACCGCTGGGCCTGCCGGAACCGCTGGGTATATCTCTGCCGGTGCTGGTCACGTTAGCGACTCTACGTCTCCATCAACGGATGGCGCAAATGGTACTCCCAGAGTCGGTACTGAAACACGACCGCGCAATATTGCATTGTTAATGTGCATATTTACAGGAGTCTAAGCATGGCTGGACTAGGAAAATTTCAAATACAACTTGGTGATAGCGCAACTGCTACACAAAACTTCGTTCTAACTTCTGCTGCCGCTGATGGCACTATGAAGTTGGCAAGAGGCAA